AACCACACGACCACAGAGACAGCACTGCCCGGCATCCCTGAGCCAGATATGACGCTTGAGGGAAACACGTGCACTGCCACTGACACGACGCTGTTCACCCTTCAGAATATTCACCCGCCGGGTGTTCAGAGTTTTGATTCTGCCCGGTAACGTACGAAGCACAGCCATGTAAAATCCTCTCCATATAGCTTGTCACCAGAGGAAAGAAAATGTCATCGAAAAACCGGACCCGCAGAACCACAATCCGCAATATCCGTTTCCCCAATCACATGATTGAACAGCTCAATATCGCCCTTGAACATAAAGGTTCCGGTAACTTTTCAGCGTGGGTTATTGAAGCCTGCAGAAGAAGGCTGTCAACAGAGCGTTCGGGTATGAATTACATAATTAAGTAACATGGTGTTCACAGAACACACAGTTACCGGACACATCAGTTTTCCATTCGTCCCCCGGCAGTACAGGCTTCCCGTCTGACGGGATAGCCTGAAAAACACAGAAAATTATTTGTTATAATTAATATAACTTAACTCAAAAAAAAGCGACGAGAAAATCAGCATCAACGAGCAATAAGCGCCAATACGTGATAACAAATGGCAGCCATATTTATCTGCAGTATAAGCAATGGACAGGATAACCACACCAGAAACCGTCAGCATAAAATCCATTTGAACTTCCCCGGACAAAATCGACTCATCTAAAGATTTACAGCTCTTTTTATTATCAATATGTTAAAAGTAAAATAAACAGATGTTCAATAATACGAATACAAAAACGTGCTGAAAATCAATGAATCCATTTCTGTGTTATCAATTAATAGTGATAAACATCCGGCTTCTTCCACCATCGCACCGGACCAGCGACCATGAGGGGACAACGCCGCGCTCCGTTAACGCGGTAAACCCCGGTGTGTATCGTTTTTGATTATCCCCGCACACTCGCGCAGAGGATTCTCCCGGTCGGGCTGCGGTCTCTGTTAATGCAGGAATACGGCGACAATACCGCGCATGAATAATAAGGTCGCTCAACACACTGGCTGTAATGCAGCGGATACCATGCGGCATTTAGCGGCATTCATCGTACACTCAACGGTTAGCTCTTCATTCGTGGCATTCACCTGAAAGGTCCGGGAGTGTAATTGCGTACATTTACCACTGAACGAACCTTCAACAAGAACACGACCACGCTGCAAAATACGGAACGGAATTGTTCCCTGAAAAGGCTTTACGGTTACCAATAATTTCTTCATGCATTCTCCGAATAACAAAAATACTAGTTAATACACTGAGTGCGGATATATTCCTGAAGCATTCTCAATGCTGCCTGGTCGCTGATGATTCCGTCTCTGATACCGAGAACGTTTCGTCCAGCAACCGGAGAGAGTTCGACGGCGGCATCATTGCCCACGCCGGAGGTGCCGGTGGCTTCACGCACGGTACCGGGGCAGGTGGCGTTGATCCGCAGGCGCTTACGACCAGCGGCAACATCAGCACGCAGAGTTTCATTTTCAGCTCTCGCATCGGCTAATTCCCTCGAGTATTTTGCATCGAGCGCAGCAACATCGCGCTGGCGCACCTGCATATCAGTAATGGTTGCGTTTGCCAGATCCAGCTCACTGGCTTTTTTATCGCGCTGCGCTTTGTAGGTGATGGCGTTATCGCGGTAATGATTCAGCCCCAGACTAAGCGCACCACAGACCACCAGCAGAATAACGGTAAACGCGGAAAGCATTCGGTTTATGCTCACCCCAGCAGCCCCGACGAAGACAACATCATCCAGCCCATGGAAAGAAAAAGAGCAACCAGCATTAGTGAAAATGAAATGCCGACGATTACACAGAGGATCTTCGCCAGCATTATGAGTTTGTCTGACATAGCTACCCCTTAATTGCCACAATTCACTGGGATACTACCCATAAAAAAGGGATGCTCCAGACCAGCAAAAATTTCCAGTTTGGTAATTGACTAATCATGAGTCGCAACTCCCTAATCAGTTTGCTAAAATCAATCAAGGCAGCCTCCCATAGCTTACTGCCATAAACATAAAACCCCGTTTGCAACCAACAAACGGGGTTTTTACTTTTATTCACTTGGGTTTTGCCAGTTCGCAGGATTTCGTGTTATCTGCCCGCGTTGGCCAACGTCATTTTTAAGCAAAATATTCTGCTTATCTGTCGATACCCCAGCACGCCAGCGCACTTTCCTGATCTCGCCGGGATACCTGACCGTAGCAATTATTTGAGCGGATACGGCAGTCTCTGCCACCGTCCTTAATCCACCAGCGAATCGCTTCGCAGGCACCTTTTCGATCACCTGCATTAATTCGTTTATAAAACGTCGACGGGAAACACTTACCGGGGCCAATGTTATACGGACAGAATGACGCGATCCCCGCTTTCTGGGGTTCGGTCAGCGGCACTTTGATGTTTTTCTCCACCCATGCCAGCGCCTTGTCACGTTCGATGGCGTTAACCTGGTCGCATTTTTCCTTCGTCAGTTTCATGCCAGGAATAACAGGCTTACCATCCACCCGGGTGGCTCCACGGCAGATGGTCCAGATACCCGCACCATCACGGTATGCCGTGGTGTGGTTACCTTCCTTTTCATCCAGAAACTGGTCGAGGATTTCAGGCGCAGACGCCCCTGCACCAATCAGCGCCAGAACGGCAGCCGACAGGCCGTATTTGATTTTTGCGTTCATGGATATTTATCAGGATTTATCGGTTCCGAATCCCTGGATATGTTAAGCCTTCACCCCACCAGTGGTGGGCACTGGCGGGTTCTTAATTTCCCCGGATGATCGTGGATTACATTCCACCAGGAGATTACTTATGCTTATCTATCCAGCGGCAGACCTCCGTTTACAGGGACGCAGAGCACAACCATGGGATAAAACAACCACTCATAAATATCGTCCCGGTCAATATTATGACTTTCGTAAACACCCGGAACTGATCGAGACACACCTTGAGGATTTTGTTGAATATTCAGACAGACAAGCGATTCAGACCTTTTTTTCTTTTGTTAAGTGGATCAACAGCAATTCATCTGCATTCGAGAGCACGGACTGCATGTTTTCAGGAACACCAAAGGTTGATGAATACGCCCCGGTATTTGGTTGCACCCATGCGTCATCTGGCCGCTTCGAATTTTTGTTTCGCGATACGAAAATAAACCAAAATGAGCGAGCTGTCGGATGGGTACTTAACAAACTATCGCTCTACCTTCAGAAAGAACGGCCCGATTTTTGTAAAGGAACCTTTGGCATCGTTCCCCTCATGACGGAATATACCGACTCCGGCGGTAACGAGTTCACCGGTTATCGTATTTGTGTCTATTTCGATGCTTACGGGAATGGAACAGAGGATACCTGGACTTCTCTCAACATCATGTTTGATGGCCTCATGAAAGCCACCAAAAGAATGAGCAATGAAACAATCACTGGCGAGATGCGTCCCCTTTAAAAAATTATCCAGAATCTCACTATTTGCAGAGCGCTCTCTGTTTTTTTGAATACGGAAACACTCTGCGAGATTTCTGCTCATCACTTTCCGGCAATAATCGTAAAACGCCGCGAACTGCTCATCACGGCGTTTTTTTTCACCTTCGGAAGGGATCTGCACCGACAGTTTTTTATTCAGTTCAACGACGCTGTTCTCCAGTTTTTCAATGCGTGATTCGATATCATCTTTTTCTGACTGTATCGTGTTATATGCATTGTTAATTTGTATGGTATACCGCTCTTCTGAACAGAGGCGCTTTTCCGGCAACGGTTCGTTCCCTTCACATAACCCGGCAGCAATATCCATGAAAAACTGCTTCGCCTTCTTTTTCGCCTCAGCTTCGTAAAACTCCAGCGGGGCACCTTCAACACGATCAAGATCAATCACCACATTTGGCAACAACAGTGACGTATACCCACCAGTTTCCAGCGCCACAGTAACAGTAATCTTATCCGGGTAAATATTTATCCCTTTAACAACCAGTTCGTATTGTTTATTCATCGTCTACTCTCCCCGCGCCGCCTTACGACGGTCCTCTCTGATTTTGAAATACAGGTTAGTAAGATACGTCAGCAGGCCAAACAGCAGACTCCCCAGCACACCTATCGCCACCCACTGGGACGGAGAGACTTTGTCCAGCAGCTGCAGTAACCAGTATCCCGTCCCCACCGCTGACGTGGTGTATGACACACCTGTTGTGATTTTTTCCATCTGATGTATGTCTCCGTCACCGCCGACAGAAAATGAAAGTAAAGAAAAACAAAAAAACCGCCAGTGTCACCCACTGACGGCCAACTCCGGGAGCCGTGATTATGGCATTCAGGCTCTGCTAAAAATGCCAGATAACATTCCGGCCTCCCCTGATTCAGGTT